GGGACGTGGACGACCTTGTTAAGGGCGCCTTTAGGCTTGGACATCGCTCACCCAGGGCAGACCCGCAGCACGGGTAGGTTGACGCTGCTCATCCAGTTGAGCTTGAAGAGCTGCTTCAATTTCGGCAACCTTTTCAGGGCCGAACTTGTCCTTGATCCAACCGATAACGGTCTGCTCCGTCAATTCCGAGAAGGGGACAAGTTCCGACTCAGGACGCTCAAGCCCAAGCGAACCATAGGCACCAGCAGAATAGGTGTCATCGGTTGCATTAACGGTGTAGTGAACGGTAAACACATAACCGTCTGCCGTCTCGCGCTCAAGCTGAGCAACGTTCCAATTAAAAGCAGTCATTAAAGAACAGGAATTTCGTAGGTTTGAGTGGTGTTGGCATAGTGACGCCAGATAACGTCTGCCGTATTTCCAGCCCAGGATGCAACCTGAGCAACAGGAATGCCTGCCTCGATCCAGCGACTGATTGCTGTATGACGCAGATCGTAGGGGCGATAGAGGTGGGTAATCAGGTCCGCAGCACGGAGCCGATCCATCTTTTTGCGAAAGTAACTCTGAAACGAGGACCTATCCCAAGGAAAGAGATACTCTTCGTTCTGATCCAAAGTGTCAAGGATCTCTTTACACTTCGCATTGAGGGGTACCCAACGCTTCTTATTCGTTTTTGTGCTGTTTTTAAGGCCGTGGGTCAGGGTAAAGTTCTTGTGGACCAGGATTTTATCGTCCTTAATGTCGTTCCAAGTAAGGGCCCTGACCTCGCCGGTCCTCATGGCAGTCTGGAGCATGAACTCCGCGTAGGTGGCCCAGTTGGTAGACCGGTAGGTTTGCTTTGCCTCAAGGGCAACCATCACCAGACCGATCTCGTCCCTGGGAATCACCACAATTTCTTCGTCCTTCTGTGGAGCCTTGGGCATCCGGAAGGTCATGATCGGATTTCGGGCGATGATAGCAATATCCTCTTGGCTAGCCCAGCGGTAGAGCGCCTTGAGGTACATGGCCACCCGCCTTGCCGACTGAACCGGCTGTTGCTGAAGAACCCAGGTCAGAATCAGGCGACCCTCGGTCTCAAAATTCTGGTGGGGACAGCGGCTCAGCCAGTTTCGGGCTTGGCGGTAGTCGGACGTGAGGCTTGTGGCCGACAGGGAAATGGACCGTTCAGCAACGAACTGGTCCCAGGCGGACATAAGGGTGAGGCCCATGGGGGTAATGGCTCAGTACTCCACTACCGTACCAGGGCCGTCAACCCTTGTCAACCCCCGAAGTGAGTAGGACTACGAGGCTTGGAGCTGAGCTTTGACTTCGGCCATCTCGGACTCCAGTTGTTCGATGCGTTCCATTGCTTCTTGCAGCGCCTTGACGGCTTTCATGTAGAGGACGCTGTAGTTGACGCCTTTGGTGACTTCCCCAGTTTCATTGCCGTCTTCGTCCCGGTCGGGTGTCTCGTAGACAAGACCAGGCGAAACCTCCTCAAGCTCTTGGGCGATGACGCCAATCTGACGGTGAGTTTGGCCTTCTTTGAAGTTAAAGTTGCGGACCCGTACTGCTTTCAAGTCACTCCACTGAGAACCAGCATCGACAATGTTTTCTTTCAGCTTGACGTCTGAGATTTGTCCGTAAGAATTGTTTGTATTTTGAACGTTGCCATTTGTATAAACAATAAAGCTGACTGTTCCGGTTTGGGTATTGGCTGCGCCATAACAACCTTGAATTAGTTGGTTTGAGGTATTTGCGCCTTGAGTCGAACGCGGAAGAAATGTTGAACTGACGCTAGAGAAAGTATCTAAAATTCCATTATTTGAAATCCTCATCCGCTCCGTTGGGCTGCTCGCTCCGTCGGCGGTAGTGGAGAACACTAGCCTGCCTGGAGTATCACTTGTGCTGCTCCAAGTTGCGTCGCTTTGTGCCTCTATGGTTGCACCAACAGCTCCTTCAAACGTCCCAAATCGAATGTAACCAAGAGCTGCACCAACATTGGCGCCAATACTTGAAACCCCTAGACCGCGAATAATCCGAAGATCACCAGGATCAGTTGATGCAGTTGAATTACCGCACACTTGGACAATAGAAGTGCCCTGGGCAGTAGACGTGCCAACTAACAGGCGTCCCGAGTTGTCCCACCGGCCTCGCTCAGTCAACCCACCACCAGTGCTTTGTGTTGCAAAAGCAATGCCGGTGTTGTTATTTGTTCCGTCTGTTTCTAAAAATCGAATTTCTGAGACGCTAGCACTGTTATTGCTTGTGGACCTGATAGCCTTGTAAACACCATTTGTCTGAGTACCTGTTACATTGTCGCTAAAGGTTAGAGCAACTGCATTTGTGCTTGATGTTCTAGATACTTCGACGTGAAGAGGCGTCGCAGGACTCGTAGTGCCAATCCCTACTCGACCTGAGGAGTCAATCCTCATGCGTTCGTTGTTGCCAATACCAAAAATGAGATTTGCTTCTGATCGAATAAGTCCATCTGCGGTCGAAGACCCAGAAAGCCAGCTTGACCCAGCGGTGCCCACATAAAGGGCTTGAGTGCCTGAGCGAAGAAACGCTGCGCCACCCCCACCAGTGCCAGTGGTATTAATGTATAAAGGTTGATAACTAGATCCAACAACATGAAGCTGGCTATTCGCATCAGGCGAAGTAGTCCCCAGACCTAATCTCCCACTAGAGTCGATTCTGAGCCGTTCGCTTCCTGCAGTTTCAACTGTGTAGTTGCTTGACGCATCAACAGAAACCTTCCCTTTCTCAACGCCACCACTGCCAAATCGAAGATTGCCAGCGCCAGAAGATGGATAGATCCTGATCTCTCCTGCAACATCTAGCGCCGATCCAGGAGAAGATTGATTTATGCCAACTAATCCCGTCGCATCAACATACAACCGCCCAGACCCATTAGTTGAGATGGCTACGTTATTGGCGGATGGCAGGTAAACGCCATTCGTGGGCACCGAGCTGCCGGTAGGAATCAGAGCAGCAGCACTGGAAGTTCCAGTAGTAACGACGTTCTGGCTGCCGAAGTTAGGACTGATCTTGGTACCAGCAATCGCAGCACTAGCATTAACATCACCATCAACAATGGTTCCGTCAAGAATCATCGTGCTGGTAACAGTACCAGTATCTCCAGTGGTAACAACCGTTCCAGTGACGTTTGGAAGCGTAATGGTCCTATCAGCAGTCGGATCCACAACTGCCACCGTCGTTTCAAAGGCATTTGCAGTGGAACCTTCAAACGTCAGAGAACCAGTAGTTCCGATCTCCAGGTTGCCGGTGACTGTACCACCCTGAAGCTTCAGATACCGAGTTTCCGAGTCATTGGCAAAGTAGCCAAGGAAGGTAAAGATACCAGGAGGGGCATCATACCGCAGACGGAAGGTCAGACCAGGGGCACCAACCAGACCAACGGTCACACCAGTGATCAGAGCCGAGGACTCCGCACCAGTAGAATCGGTCAGCTCAAAGTAGTCACCGTTTGTCGGGGTGAGAGCTGCCAGAGCAGTCAGGTTAGCAACCGGAGTGTAGATCACAGCACTGGCCACAGCTGCAATCGCACTATTAGCAGTACTAATAGCAGTAGCAGAGTTACTCAGAGCCGTGTTGGCGGTGCTCAGGGCGTTGTTTGCCGTTGTCGTGGCTGCATTAGCCGTAGCAACAGCTGTGGTAGCATTGGAGGATGCTGTATTCGCAGTAGAAACTGCGTTGCTGGCATTGGTGGATGCCGTGTTGGCCGTACTGATTGCTGTGGTAGAGTTGCTGAGAGCTGTATTGGCTGTGCTGGTGGCAGCATTGGCCGTTGATACAGCCGTACTAGCAGCAGAGCTGGCAGCATTTGCCGTGGTAACCGCAGCAGAGGCGTTTGAAGAGGCAGTGTTGGCCGTCGAAACCGCAGCAGCAGCACTAGCATTGGCTGCGTTTGCCGTTGACACAGCAGAGTTGGCCGTGCTAACAGCAGTAGACGAGTTGCTGAGTGCGGTATTGGAGGTACTGAGAGCCGTGTTGGCTGTGGTCAGTGCCGTGTTGGAGGTGGTTGTTGCGCTGTTGGCTGTATTGCTAGACTCTTGTCCCAGATACAGCAGCTGATCAAAGTCACTATTGAGATCAGACGCTCGGATGGACGACCCTGGCGAAAAGACGGCCTGAAGGGTCGAATCATCCGTTTCCCGATAAATCCGAATAGCTACCCCTGCTCCAGGGGCTGTGTTAAATTGAATTGTGGTTGCGTTAGCAAAGGTGTATGCAGTTGTAGGAGAGCCGTTAAGGGAAACCTTTACGTCACTCTGGTCAAGATATGGGAAAGTAAAAGAATACAGGGTGGTCGAACCATTCCCTGTATAGCTATTCGATGTAATGGCCATTAGAACTCCAGAAGAGATTCAAGTTCAGGATTGGGTCCAAAGTCACCTTGAAGAGCACGAATATCACGGTCACGGCTCTTAGCCACAAGAGCACGATACTCAGGGTCTTCCTCAAAGAGACGGCGAAGAGCAGCCTTCTTAAACCCACTAACGATCTTATTGATCTGTTTAATGTGCGGAGGCGCTGGTCCTTCTTCACCAGTGATAACCATGTCAGCCGTAATGGGCCGACCTTTGTATGCGTTGGCCATTGCCTTCCAGGAAGGATTATCAAAGGCCTTCTTCAACTCGTTACGCAGTCCAGAAGATGCAAGAATCTCTGCCAACCGTTCCCGTTGTTGCGGAAGCAGTTCAACATTATCTGTGCCTCTCTTGAGGATTTGATTTGTTGGGTATCCAATCTCCGTCAGCTTACGCACCACCGGATCATTATCGGCATCGTAAACACGAATGGGACTTACGGCATTGAAGATGCCACCACCCGTGCTACGGATCTTCTTGCCGGTGATGGGACTGGTCACGGTTGCCAGATCACGGCCAAAACCAGGAGCTGCCGAAACCAACATACGATCCAGTTCCCCACGGGTTTCCTTGAGATACGGATCCAAGGAGTTGGCAAAGGCACGCCTAACACCGGAGTACGGAAGAACCGTGTTGACGGAGTTGAGGAGGAAGTTCATTCCGCTAGGATCTGTGAGAGCCTTTGGATTAATCATTTCCCCAAGCGTTGCAATACCAGCAAGGAAACTCTTTTCGGTATACGATGCCATGATGGAATACTGAAGCTGACGCAGAACATTGCCTGCCGCTTCCGCACCACCAATCTTCACAAGCCTCATCGCATCAGCAACAATGGCAAGCATCGAGTTGACTGGTTCAAAGGAAGCATAAGACACCCACTTATCGCCCACCTTGATGGACATAGCAGGACGACCTTCTTCCCTCCAGGCCTGACGTTCGGCTTGATCAAACGGAAGGTTTCCAGTGATGTCGGTTGACAAACCAAGCATGACCATGGTACCAACCAACAGCGTTCCGGTTGCTTCCCTTCCCTCCATCTCAGCAATCAGAAGCTGGTCTCCACTCTTCAGTGCTGCCTGATAGGTCTCACTGAATTGACGGATGCCACGGCTAACGATTGGCATATGCTCCAGACCATAACCAAGTAGGTTGGCAGGAGTACGAATAAAGGGAATAAACAGGCGTCCAAGACCAAGGGGTGCTTGATCAACCGCGTTGGCAATGCTATTAACCCAAGAGGATGGTTCATTCTGGAAGGCAACACGCTCGGCATAGTCAAGCAGATCCTTATCAATGATACGTCCCGTCTGAGGGTCAATGCCCTTAGAAAAGCCATCAATGTACTTGTTGAACAGTGTATCCACATCAGCATCATCTGCCGAGTGGGCCATTGCCTCATACATTGCCTTGGAGTGCATCCGATACCGAGCAGACATTCCCTTAAAGAAATCATCTCCAGCCATCAGAGCACGGCTAGGCCAGGACAGCCATGGGTTGTTCAGGGCCTTGTAGGTGTTGTAAAGTAGACCAGCAGCCACCTTCTCACCATCAGTTCTAGCAGCAAGATTCATTTGCTCCAGAATGGCTCTGGTTTCAAAGTCATCCACCACGAACTTCTGGTTGAAGTTAACCGAGTCTCCAGTACGCAACGTTGTCAGAGCAGTCTGCCAGGAGTCTCCAATGCTGTTAAACATGCCATGGAGGCCAGCAACAGAGCTTGCCCGCAGATTCTTATCATTCTTCAACACACCACGCAGGTACGTCGAGAATGGACGCTCCAGCAATGAATAGGTATTACCAAAGGTGTTACGGAGGTGGGTAATAGGACCAGACAGCATCGATTGATACATGCTGGTTGTCAGAGCGTTGATGCCCTGCCTAACAGCAACCGCACCAAATCGAACGGTCTTGGATGGGTCACCACCAGCAAGAACCATCGCTTGGATTAGCTTATCCAGCTCTTCCTGTGCCTTTGGATCACTGCTGCGTTGGAGCTGCTTAACGCGAAGTGCCCACTCACGGATCTGACCACGAGTAATCTCAGCATTGGCTCCTTCCGCAACATCATCAAACACCTCAGCATTTGACTTGAAGATGTTCAGGGTAGAACCAGTCTTGTATGCTGTGTACTTGTGGAAGTCGAGCAGGGTAACCAGACGATCAACAATACGATCATAGGTATTACCAGTCAGTTCTCCACTTTCCCGCAGAGCAGCAGCGTTGGTTGCAAGCTCGTTAATCTGAAGTGCCGTGTCACGAATGAGAGCTTTAGTGACAAGGATACCCTTCTTGGAAAGGACCTTACCAGTCACGTTCTCTGGATCAATCAGCTCGGCCTGCCGCATCAGATCGATGAGCTGCTCGTTGCTGGTTTCTCCATCAATCGCGGCTCGGAAGTTTTGAAGTTCCTCAGCAGCAGACTTAACAACCCCATTGACGGAGGTTCTTGCCTCAGCAGCAGCCTGTTGAAGATCGGTGCGCTTACTAATCTCACGAATCAGTTGCTCAGCATCTCCGGTAATGTTGGAGATCCTAAACTGAGCATCCGTCATCATGTGGGTAGCGCCCCTCACCGTACCAGGCGGTAGGTCCACTCCAGCAGCCCTTGCACCGGGCGTTGAATAGGCTTCGTACTGTTGGGCCACGGCTCGTGTTGGATTGCCCTCCACGACCCTTGCAGCGGCCTCCTGTGGCAGAAGCTCCTTGGCATCGTCTGGATCATAGCCACGAGAAATGGCTTCATCCAGCTCTTCGATGTTCTTGTTGACCGAATCAAGGGTTTCCTTGAGAGCAACAAACTGGGTATCGGTTTCATCAATACCAGACGCCCGCATGGCATCCAGCTGTTCTCCGTACCTTGTTTGAAGGCCAGTCAGTTCGTCCAGCTCCATCTGATGGGCTTCACCCCACCGGTTGGCTTCGGTTTCAACCGCCTTGACACGCTCAGTTTCGATCTCTTTTGCCTTGACTTCGGTTGCCTTGAGGCCAGCAACTACTGCTTCTTCCTTTGTAGCACCTGCCTTCAAAGCTGCCTGTGCTGCCTTACGGCCAAACAGCATGAATGCTGCTCCATCCACAACCGAACCAAAGACGCCACCCTCAAGGGTACCCTTTAGTTTAGAAGTGAAGATGTTGTCATCATCATCCGAAGCAAGAGCAAGAAGGAATGAATCCCTAACAGCACTGTCTTGGGGAAGCAGATCTTTGACCATCTTGGAGAAGTTTCCATCATCCTTAGTGGTCAGCAGGAAGTCAGCCACAGCACCAGGAACAATGCCAGAAGCAATTGCACCACGGAGGCCAACACCCTTTGTGCCCAGCTGAACCAGGCTCTTTGGCAGGAACTTAGCAGCCTGACGGGTAACAACAATCAGATTAGCAAGCTTGGCTGCCGTCTGTCCAATCTGTGTTTTCGGTTTGCGAATACCGAATGAGTAAGCAGCAGCAGTGTACCGATCACTGAACGGATCTTCGGTAGGCTTGACCTTACCACCAGTAAGCTTAAGAGCCCCAGCCTTGAGGATGTCCCCAGTAAGATCCAGGGTATCCAGCGTGCTTTCAATAGCACCAACACCAACGTTGGCAGCCACCCGAATAGCTTCAGCTCCGATACTTTTATCGGCTTCTGTTGCTTGACGAGCACGAGCAGTAAGCCCAGTCTTTTCGGATTCTGCACGCCTCTGAAGGTATCCTTCTTGAAGATTGGTACCAAAGGTGTTATCAATGGCACCAGTAACAGCTTCGGTGGCATCAAAGCCACTCATCGCCTGCTGAATGCCAGCAAGAGGATTGACTTGGCTAGGCCCTGTTTCCCCTTTCTTTACCTTTTGTTTCTCTTGAGCAGCTTCTTCAACGGCTTGGAACTTTTCTTGTTCCTTCTCGTATTGATCGCTAGTATAATACGGATCTGTTGGACCAGACCCAACAGGACCAGTTAATTGAGACATATTAAATACCCCCGCAGGGGACAAAAGGTTGGCAAATAAAAAAGGGGAACCAGCGCACCAGTTCCCCAACAAAGAAATGATTAAAGTCTACCAGACTGAATGCCTTGCTTGATCCGATTGGCCAACGGCTTCCACCTACGATAAGGGGTCATCGATGTGCTGCCTTTCGGAGCTGGAGCCAAGAAGTCAATGCTGGCAATGGTTCCATCTTGAGATACAACACGTCCAGTACCACCCTGTTTGCCTAGCACGGAGCCAATCGAGATTTGATCGCCTTCTCGTACATTAATCGCATCTAGGTGGGCATAAACCACATCAACGGGTTCTCCAGTTTGGGTATCGGTTGATTCGACAACAATCATGTTGCCATAGTTCCCGTAATTTCGTCGGATCTCTTTGACCCTGCCAGGAAGCACTGCACCGAATTGTTTATCCGCAAACCAAAGATCTAATCCAGGTTGAAAGGAGTTACCGGGTGTTTCAATCCGAACAGACTGAACATTGGTGGGAGAGAAGTTGGCCCGACCACCACGGGCCTGGCTAAAACCCTCTCGCTTGAGCTGAGAGTAAATACGACGGGCTTCACCCATGTATTGAAGGTAACGCTTGTCTCTAAAGGCACCCCATGCACCTGTACCATCGGTACTCAGCATCTGTGCCATCACACGAGCGTTTGTTTCTGGATCCTTCAATTCTTCAGCACTACGAAGACCGTAACGCCTCAGACGATCAGGACCAAGATTACCAATCATGTTGATTTGCCAGAGTCCATAGGAATCATCTCCAGTTTGTGCGTTCTGATTACGAACACCGGAGTCACCAGAAGACTCAGCCATGCCAACGGCTGCCATCAGAATAGCTCTTTCTGGATCAAGTCCATTTTGAAGAGCCAACTGAAGCATTTCCCTTGTGCCTACTCTTGCGCCTGGTTTCAGGTCAACAGCAGGCCCAGGACCTTTCCCGATTTCTCTGATCCGCGCCGCTCTTTGTTGAGCCTCTGCAATGCGTCGCAGCTGTAACATTTGGTCCAGGTAATTGTTGCTGGAAACCAGACGTTCGGTAGCGCGAGGGGCAACAGACTGAAACTCAGCAAAACGCTTCGCTTGCGGACTATTGGTAATCGGAGTTGGGTCGAGATCATTAATTTGTGCTTGGTTGTTCAGCAGCTGGATCAAACCTCCGGGATTGGATGTCGCAAGCGTCGCAGCTCGCGGCGTAGGAGGTTGGCCATTTAGAAAACGATTGATGTTGTCTTCTGTTTCTGCTTTGGACATTTGCCGAGACCCACCAGAAGTGAGCCTACGGAGTTGGATGGTTCTAGGATCGAAACCACCCGCATCAGGGACATAGCCCCGAAGTGTTGATTTTATCTTATCAGGAGTAATTGCTGGGTTAAGGCTGATTGGCCGAGTTGTCCAGGAATTACTATTTTTATTGTATTGGAAGTAGCGTCCAATAACACGAGGCAATTGGTTTTCAATGAGTTGGTTGATTGCATTATCGTCAAGGGTATTACCTTTGCGACGTTCTGCATCATAGACTTTGTAAGCAATCTCTCCTAAATCATTGATGGTTTGATTAACGTGCTGAGTATGTTGAAGAGGCTGACCAAATGGATTAAGGCTGATGGCACCTTCTTGCTTAAGTTTAGAGGTAACAGCTTCCTTAAATGAAGATCCAAACTGCTTCATAAAGTCATTACGGTCAGATCCAGTCGAATAATCATCCAACTCATCGACCATGTTAGCAGTGAGAAGACCTGCCTGGAAATCCCTATCAAGCTGTGCCTTTGATGGACGCTGTCCTTGAGCAATGCCTTGACGGTACTGACGGTAGAGCGTGTAATCCACGTTCTCAGGCTCAGCAAGAAGCTCTCCACGCAGTTGAAGCGCCCTGGAGCTGCCTTGATCTGCCAGCAGGCCAAGCGTTTGAACTGTTTGCCGCTTGAGCAGCTTCAGTTCTTGAGCAGGCATGTTAACATCCTGACGTGCCTTAGTCAGGGTATCGATGGCGCGTGTTGCCAGCTTCTCTCGTTCTGCGTCTGCCCGCTGTTCAAGAGCAATGGCTCGGTCATTGATGCCATCCGCAGCAGCAGCAAACTGATCAGCATAGGCTGAACCAAGAGAAATGCTATTTGGATCGTTGGCAATCTTGGGAACCTGAGCCAGATTAGCAAGAAGCGATTCAGCAACGTCCTTTGGAAGTGACTTGATGCCAGCAAGAGCCCGCTCAAGTGCCCTATCAGAGGCAGCACCACGACTGAGTCCACCCTTGATCTGATAATCAGAGGTAAGCCGTTGGAAGCTTTCTGACATATCGCCAGAAGTCATGGAAGGGTTGCTGAACTCACTGATGGTTTGACCATCCAGATCGCTAACAGCATTTTCTCGGGCCTCTTTCGCCTTGCCCATCAATTGGTTGGTGGCTAGCTGACCACGAACTGCTTGAAGGGTAGGAGCCAGATGCTCAACAATGATGGCAGGATTGACCTGCTTGACACCATAATCAGCAAGGAACTGCTGCTGAGCTACCTCAAGAGCAGCCTCAATTTCGGCTGGATTGGCTGCCTGGTTAGGAGCAATGAAGCGTCCATCAGGCAGAGGAACAACCGGTTGAGTGCCCTCCATAAACGACGAGAAGAAGGCCTGAGATTTGGATGCCGCCTTCTTGGCAGTACCAACAGCCTGTCCGTATGCCCTCCATCCAGAGATGGCTTGGCTCTTGTTACGGAACTCTTCAGCAACAGCAATCTGCCCCTGATTTTCCAGCGTATTGGCAACAGAACTATCAGCCTCAGCAGACTCCTTTAGGATCAAGGAATCACGCCGATGCTTTTCCAGAAACTCAGGCTTTAGTTCAGCAGTACCATTGATGACATCTGCCAAACCAAGAGCATACTGTTCTTCGTTCTTGCGCTTAACAGTGCTCTGAACAAACTCATTAAGAGTGCCACTGAACTGAGTCAGGGCCTGAATGTCAGTCTCAAGGTTACGAGCATACTGACGTTCTTGAAGATTCAGAATCTCCTTGTATTTGCCAACATCTTGCTGTCCAGCTTGAAGAATCTGTTGGCTAGGATCATAGACACGTCCAGGTCGAAACTCACCGCCCTGCTGGTAGCCAGTCAGATTGATGCGTTCTCCTTTGGGTTCATAGATAGCCATTATTAACCTCCAACCTTAGCGCCAGGCGCTTTAGAACTTGAATAGGTGCCAATGCCGCCGAGAACGCCACCACCGATACCAGCAACCAGCGATCCAGCACTGACAGGAGCTTTGACTGGAGCAGGACCCTTAGATGGTTCAAGCATCCTTTGACTGGCAGCCAAGAGATCAGAAGACTTCTGCTCAAGGAAGATGCTTTCCATGCCAAGGACGGATTCAGTTGTAGCGTAGCCTAAGTTAGTTCCTAGGTTGGCCAGGTCTCTACCATACTCTCGTTGGGCATCGTTGATCATAAGACCAATTGACTGACCTGTACGACCAGCAGCAAGGGCTTGACCCTGGGCCTGCATCCGCTGAACAAAGAGCACCTGAGCCTGTTGGGCAGCCTTGTCGTACTCACCCTTGAGCTTCAGTTGTTCCCGCTCATAGCCTCGGTTGGCAGCCAAACGGTTCTGTTCGATCTGTTGATTGTAGGCCTGCTGAGATGCCTCATATGCCCGCATATTAACGGCATACTCGTAATCTCTGGCTCGAATAGCGTTTTGATATTCGTACTCTGCTTGCTGTTGCTGGGCAGAATACGAAGCGATAGATCCAACGGCAGTAGAAGCAGCAGAAGCGATTGCTCCAACTACTGCCCATTCAACTCCGGTACACATGATGTTAGTTTGGCAAATTCAACATAAGTTAATTGTTGTGGTCCGACACTGACATACGAAAGCTTCTTGAATCCAAGCATGTGGAGAAGTTTCATGTGCATTCGGTTCCGTGGATCAGCGATGTTATGAAGCATCGTAAAGGAGGTCTGTTGATCGACCCATTTTTTTGCCTCCTTAAAGAATAGTTTTGGGTAGGGGCGAACATCGGGTGTGGTTAACATCCAGATAGCTCCACAAAGGGCATCTGTTCTGGATACCCCCGCTACCCCGCAAATCATACCATCTGGATTCCAGAAGGTAACGGCAGACTCGGAAGCCATGACAGAATAAGGAAGGGCCTCAAGCGGGTTAAGCCCGAGACCCTCAATTTCCTGCTTATCTTCTGGTTGCAGGTTTTCAGCAACATACAGCGCGTCAAGCCTACTGGCCGGATGGATCAGTTGCTTACAAATCATAGGGCTTTAATGCCTTTGTTATTGTAGGTGCCTTCCCAGGTCAAGCTAACAAGAGCAAGGGGGAAGGGGCTGCTGCAGTTGAGTTGAAGCTCAACGTACTTACCTGATGCCATCACTGGAATAATGTTCTCAGCAGAACGAAGCATGGGTGGTTCGTTAAACTCGCTGACATCACCAGTAATCTGAGGCAGTTCAAGTGTAAAGGTGTTGCGTCCAATCACATCCAACACGGAGGTAAACGGTCCAGAGTTATGACTATAGACTCGTACCCTGTGAATGGTTGGTATGTTCATGTTGTCCGACACCTTATCCTTGACCAAGTAGAAGTTTGGCAGCAGACTGGTTGAGTCAATTTGATAACCAAGAGCAAACTGTTGAGTAGTCTGATCACCATCCAGCTCCACATAGTACTTCTGTCCTGCTGGAGCAGCAGCGTTGTATTGCATCGTTGGATACTCTACAGCACCAGCGTTTGTGGAGGTGGTGGTAACGACACAGGGCTGAGCAGAAGCGATGTTGACGTTCTCCTTGAAGAAAATCTTGGTCACTTCATTTACCGAGTCGTAGGTCTTGCTGGGGTTGTAATCAACAAGATCCAATCGAAGGTCAATGTACTCATTCTCAAACTCAATGGCTCCACCAGGACTCTCAGCCAGCAACAGCATACTACCAAGCACCGGACCGTTGTCTGCTTGGATAACGAAGAATACCTCGTCCTCACTAAAAGCAACGATATTCAACGCTGCTGGAAACTTCCACTTAAACCAGGAAGCAAGCTGTCGCTCATCTCCTTGGGTATAATACCTGAAGAGGTACACAGCATCCGGTTCTTGAATGGATCGAATACCAAACACCGACGCACTAAGGCTATTTCTAAACTCTACAATTCCAGTAGGAATATAGGAAGGAATAACCTTTGTAAGCTGTGTGCTTTGAGGCTGCTGGTTTCTAGCAACCTGGATCTCCGTCACCAAGCTTGAGGTTGGGTTCTCCTCAATGAAGGCGATGGTTGCTCCAAGGTCAACAGGATTAATAGTGATGGATTGACTGTAGTTAGAAACTAGGTTAAGTTCAGCAGTAGAGGCCGAGAAGGCTTCTGAGTTGGTCTGAAGAATGTACTGCGAGTTATCCGCAAACACAATCAAACCATCGGCTTGCTGGATTCCATGACGGAACTGTGTGTTGACCGTGGAACCAGCTGAAATATCAATCGGATCGTTATCAACAAGCGTGATAACCGTTGAAGCAAAGAAGTTTAGGTAGTCCCCAGCCTGTGAGCAGATGATGTTGGACTCACTCATCAACACCAGGCGGTTCTTAAAGAACGAAATGCCTGAGATAGGGAATCCTACAAAGCTAGGGTTAGGGTTGGTTTCCAGGTCTCCAACGGCACGATTTGCCCAGAACTGGGTGGCCCAGCTAGTTCCTGAAATTGTAGCACTACCAACGGTTGTGATTTGAAAGACATCACCCTCGTTGTTGCTGACACTGTTCGTGGCTGTGTAGCCTTGTCCAGCACGAGCAATACGAATGCCAGTGATCTGACGGTTGGCATTGACGGAGGTGACTTCAAGTCGCAGGTTGATTCCTGATCCACCATAGACAGCAAAGGACTGACCGATGCTCCACCGAGCATTACCAACAGAAGTGATGCTCACTGCCGTAGGAATGCCAGTAACAGTTGTGGAAGTCACAAAGGCAGCTGCTGCCGACGCACTCAGTTCCCTAAAGGTATACGAACCGTTTGCCTCTTTGATAAGGGCATGAGGCATGGTTGTTGGATTCAAACCAACAGACACACCAGGGGCAATCGTCTCTTCCCAAACACCAGCGCCTTTGGATCCACCATTGCTTGTTACAAACTTGACATAATAGTCATCTCCTGAGGAGTTATTGTCCGCAGCAATCTGGATGACCTCTCCATTAAGGAACTGCTTTGGAAGATCCTGGGGACCATCAACTGTTCCTTTGTAAGCAATGATGCCAGTTCCAGACAGACCACCCTTTGCTTCAATAGAGAAGTCTGCGTTGTTGACACGCTTGACGTGGATAGCATTACCAATGCCAGTCGCAGTATAAATACCGCCAGCGTTGATGGCACTTACCAGGCCAGCAATAATCGTATCAGCATTCAAAGAGCTACCAGAGGTAGTAGGAGTGCTGTAAGAATATGTTGTTGCGTCAAGTGTGATCTTGTACGTCGTGTCGTAAGCAACACTGGTCAGGACCGCATAGCCAAAAGGAATCTGAGCACTAGATAACGTAGCAGAAGCTGCAACATTAACAGTCCTATTAAGAAAGAAAACGTAATCATTAATCTGAAGGATGTCCAGATCGCTCTGCTTGGTGTGTGTTGCGTAGGTCTGAGCAGTACCAGACAAGGCGTTGAGGGTCTGCTGAATGCCGCTCTGAGCATCCCACAGCCTTACCGTACCATTAAATCCGACCTGCATCAAAAGCTTATCATTCTGGCCCTTTGAGATGAGGAACCAAGTACCACCTGCCACGCTGTTGTCCAGCTTACGAGTCAGACGAATGCCAGGCCTCTTAAGCAAACCAAACGTTGGATCAGGATAGTAGTTAGTGCATTCACGGAGCTGACCAGGAAGCTTCAAGGAGTCTGGTTGCTGCGATACACCACCAATCAGACCAATAACTTTCTGAGATACAGCAGCCATGATTACCTAGCAATAGCACGAAATGGGGTGTAACTGATGTAGAAGTTCTGACCTGTTTCCAGACCAAAGATGTTTGCCTCTGAGGTGTTCGTATCGTAGGCAATACAGTTTGCCCTGAGAACCCCCTCGTCGTTGGCATTGAAGGAGACCATCTCTTGAGACCCTAGGATTCTACCAGCAAGAACGCGGGTAGCCCTCTGGGTGATGTAATTCTTAAAGACCTGAGGCAGATCCTCAAAGTCAAACTTCCATACAATATCACACTTGATGGTGGATCCAGCAGGGAAGGTATAGGTGTGGTTTACCTTGTCGTACAGTTTACCATCACGCAATACGGTCTGGTATTTCTGATTGTTGGCAAACTTATTATCTGAAATCTGAAGGACGTTGGTGGGAACAAAGATGTTACCATTCACATCAGCAGTCAGAGGATATTGAACTTCGGTATTGAAGTGCCATCCTTCGCCTTGGATCTCTGTGTTGACTGCTTCCAGTACATTCAGAGCAATAGCGATTTCAGGGTTAGCGACATCGAGGCTGACCACAGGAGCCTGCCCGATGCCAGAAAGCATCTGGTTGATTGCTTGGAGTTGAGTCGTCATGGTTGTCGGGCAGGACTATAAAAAAAGGAGGCCCCCGTAGAGACCTCCTAACTATCTCCAAATTAGGAGTTATCAGACGTTGCGGAACGCACCGGCACAGGACACACGAACGGCACCAGCACCGTAGGCCAGACGGCCAACGATCACGTCGCCTTGGTAGATGACCTTGGTGTCAGCACCAGTGGTCTGAACGCTAGGACCAATCGCCTCGACAACGCCAGCAGCGTCACGATGGAAGATCAGACCACAGCTGTTGGTGAAGTTCGAAGCAATACCGTAGTTGTTGTTCTCACCGGTCACAGCAGCTGCGTCGATGTTGGCGCCAGAAGCCGAACCATACTTACCCAGGAAGGGGATGTTGTTCGACTTGTAGATCTTGATACCAGCGATCTCATAGAGACCTTCGCCGCTGTTCAGGTTGCCCTGGCTGTTACCATACTCACGATTGAGGATGTTGGTATCGACCTGGCTGATCAGGGCATAGTACTGACGAGGAGCCAGCACGGCCACACGACCATCCTTAGGAGCAGCGATCTCGTCCAGGCGGGCAGCAGCTTCGAAGAAGCCATCAACCAGGGCCTGAGCATCATACTCCTTGGAGGCACCCAGGTTGATCTGGAAGCCGCCGGGTTCGCCGGTCACAGCAGCGGTCAGGCCCGAAGCACGGTCCAGAACGCGGAAGATACGACGGTCATAGAACTCAGCCAGAGCCTGGCCGATCTGACGGGCGATGGGGCCACGGATGTCATACTGGGCCAGGGTCTCGTCGAGGTTATCAACGAACGCCGAGGCGACCAGCAGGTCATCCATTGCGATGGTGGTCTCAGCAGCCGGAGGGTTGCCGGAACCCAGGATAGCATTACCAGGGGTGTGGTAGCCAGCCTGAATACGACCGGTGTGAATGAATTGAGCTTCCTTACCGCCACGCAGGGTGCGGTTCATCACCAGGCCCTTAGCGATGGTGGAGTTGCGGAAAGCTTCGTACACTTCGCCCGTAAAGAGCTTCAGATAGAGGGCTTTCTTGTCACCGGCCTTATTAACCTGGCCGAGTTGAGTTACAGTTGCAGTCATTGTTTTAAGGAAAGAGAAGGTTTATCAGCTTTCCAAGCGCTTGGGTTTTAGGATCCTTAAGGTATTCGGTTTTTGGGCAATACATCCGTAGTATTGGGTGTCTGCCGCAGCAGGCCAATACTCCAGTTCGAACTGGGTTTTTAGAGAGGTTGTCCCATCCTCAAGGCGAGACTGTGGAATCGAACCACAGCAATGAGCACCAGCTCCTCACAGCGACCCCCAGACATAGTTGGGGGCGGTATTTAATTGTCCGCGCCGAAGGGGCAGCGGGACGGTTCACCATCCACCGGGGAATCCAATCCGGTGTACAATCGCCGTTTTGATGCCACGGACGCGGGCAGTTAATCAGATCAGATCGCCGGAAGCAGCCAGCTTCGCCTCGATGTCAAGGCGGTACGCAGGATCATTCCGATAGCGAGGGTCAGAAATGGCACGGGCAAGTTCGGCTTGTGAACGGAATCCTTTGACGGAGTTACGAACGTTCTTACCAGAAACCTGTTGACCTTCAAAGCCAACAGTATCTTTGTAACGTTGATTCAGGGCCTGAACCGCAAAGAAGATGGCGTCCTTGTTACCGCTGTTGACAACGTTATCATAGGCAGCCACCTCTTCGGGCTTCAGGTTTTCAGCAGCCCAAGCCAGGGTCTGTTTGTATGCTTCATCGCCTCCAACGGATTTGACAATAGCATCAGCATCAGAATCACTGAGGGTTTGCTGAACTGGAGTAACATTCTTTTGAAGCTCAAGATAGGCCTCAATCAGTTGCTCCGAGGGAAGTTCCTTCAGCTTCTGAAGCGTGTCAGCATTCAACTGCTTAGAGTTATTAAACCACTCAGCCGAAGCATCCTTCAGGAGCTGAGCAGTTTCTGACACCCCATCATCGCTGGAGTCTTCTGTTTCTTGGGAGTCATCACTCTCGGCTTCTTCTTCCGAAGGTGAGTCATCTGTATCCTTCTGACCTAGCTTCTTTTGAAGTTCCAGGTATGCCTTTTCAAGGTCCTCTGCTGATTTGAATTTACCAGCATAGTTGAGTTCTGCTTCTGAGTCCCTACGAGCTTTGTCATAGGTCTCATTGCGGATCTCTTCTTCCTCATCTTGAAGCCTACTGCCAAGCTCAAGAAGTCTCGCTTCTTCTGCTTCCCTAGCCTCCGTATCTGCTGGATCGGTGGGGTCAAAGGTGATTTCAGGCATTGGTAATGATTAGTGGATAACAAGGGTGACTTGGCCAAGACCAGGAACCACAATCTTATTTTGTGATACCCGAGCAATGTCGGTCTTGACCTTGGGGCGTCCAGCTGATTTACGACGGGTAGTTAGTTCGGTCGTATCATCATCCAAGATTTCATAGTCCTCAGGGTTGAGGCCCTGGAGGTCCGACTCTTGGAGTTTGCTGGCTTGCGCCGATGAAGTTTCTGACGGCATCTGTTGCTTCAGGGTTCTTAGAAGGATCAAGGAGTGGGGCCTTAGCAAGATCACCCACTTGGTTGAGCATGGTTTGATTGACCATCTGCTGTTGAGCTTGTTGCTTCTCAGCAACCATCTCTTCTGCGGTCTTAACCAGCTTAATGGTATCAATGCCTTGGGCAGCAGCGAGACGCTTGATGGCTTCTTCAGGGTTAATGAATTTAGCCATCATCTCGGGGCCCAATGCCTGCGAAATGGTTTGAAGGAAGATGATCAGTGATTCCCTATCCTGACCACGACCGATGCCTTCGACACCAGCAATGACGGTTGGGAACACAACACCCTTCGGTAGCTTAGGCAGATCGCCCGAGCGTTGAAGGATAAAGAGCTTACGTTGAAGGTAGGGCCTCAGTAGTTCAGTAGTCAGGGTACCATAGATTCCCCCGAGCTGTTCATTGAGTTCCTGTTGGGTGGCTCTGATCTCTTCAGCAGTAGTACGTTCGCTCTGTCTTACAGTAAGGATGAGGAACGCTTCACTCAGCCGTTGATTGAGCTGGGTGATCATCTGGTAAGCAGTAGCAAAGTCTGCCTGCTTCTGGACCTGTACGGCTGTTACGTCGTCGGCCCGCCCTTGGATGATCGCCCCGTTTCCGGCCTTTGCCAGAGTAGAAGGCTTAACGGTAGCAGAAGGAGATACCAGAAAGACCACCTTAGCAGCAGCAGCGGAACCTTCCACCATTGCTTGCATGAGCCCCTCAAGGGACTTAAGGTCTCCAAGGTATTCTTCGATTCGTCCACGGCCATAGTCTTCACCATCAACAACATTGAAGCGAAGAGGAAGCCAGGGGGTTGTAGTCTTAGGAGACTTGCCCTCTGATTGAGGAACAACTTCTCCATCAACCTCTTGCCTCCAGCGCCATTGTCCATCCATGAGTTTACCCCATGTATACACAGCAGCTTCGTCTTCTCCTACGGTCACATCAATGTTAGGAATACTGGTATTGTCTCCAGTATGATTGACTGTGGTTGGAGATTGTCTAAATTGTTCAGGAAGGAACTGTCGATTGATTGATTCAACAGTAACGATCTCGGTAGGCTGACCCTCTCCATCACGGACGACCACAAAGCGGTCAAGAGGATAAAGCTTGATACCACTCGACCCCATGTAGACCAGGACATTCCCGGTTACAATCAGATGCTTCATTGCCTGGTGGAGGACCACACGATCCTGTGATTCGGCAATGTGCTGCATGATGACCCGCTCCATTTTGGAGAGGCTCAAGTCGATCTCTGATTTGATCTTAGCATCAAGATTTGGGTCCGAGGCGATCTTGCCATCATTGATCTGAAGCTTGAAGAACGTAGCCGTTACAGGGAACAGGCTAAGCATCAGCTTCGAGGCCATGACGTTGACGCCCTTAGCTCCGATTGACTGCCAAGGAGTGGGAAGCTTTTGCCCATTGATAACCCCAGTAGGGGTCAGCAGGTAGGGCAGGGAAAGCTCCGCACACTCACGGGCAGTGTCAAGAAAGATCGTTCTGTCGCTCGCTAATCTAGCATAACGAGATGCGGCAGATTGATTTTCCATTACTTAGGAATGTTGAGACCAGTAGCAGCAGAACCACCGCTGGACTGAGTGGAAGGGGTAACAGACAGCTGAGGCATCCGCAGGCGGGCCGTACCGCTGGATGCTTGACGAGCTGCCGAACGGGTCGAGGCGGCGCTACGAATGGTAGCAACACGCTCACCAGCAGAGCTAGGAGTCAAGGAAACAGGCGGCGGAGGAGCCGGAGCCGGGGGCTCAGGAGCTGGAGGAACAGGAGGAAGGGGAGGCGGCGGTGGAGCCGCTGGAGGCGACGCGAGGCACATGATTAAATCTTTCCTTTGAGGTAACGAATAACAGCGACGGCCCCTGCTTGGAAGGCCATCTGTCTTTCCGAAATGTTGTATTCCGGGTAGGCATCTGGATACATCTTATCGAGTTCTTCAATAAGCTTTACCAGATCTACCTTTCCCCCTATCACTCTGGATAGAGGGAGTTCTTCGGTTTCAAGGTAGTCATTAGCCATATTGAGGCAGGTCGGTGTTGGAAGCCTCGAAGAACGCAGGCATTCTGGCACGCTGGGTATCGGACAGACCAGGAGCCTTCCCACGTTCGTAAAGGGAATCGGATTGCTTCAGCCAGAAGTCCTTGTCCAGATACTTATTCTCTGACGAGGACAGGCCATCCACTACCCATCCCACAGTCGCTCTGCGTAGTCGATTGAGGCTTGGTGTGGACTTGAGGCCCAGCTCAGAGCAGACCATCGAGTGGACCGCAACGTGGGTTTGTTCGTCCCTTGAGATGTCGGCTGCGGTGGTACGGATACCGATGTCTCCGTTAAATCGGAAGAAGGGAAGGATGACGAAGAAGACACTGCGTTCAAGGATCGCTGCCTTTAGTATGGGATGTTCTGGGGCATCAAGCCAGGCCTTAAGGATATGTTTGGCTTCGGCTTCAGCCTTATTGTCGGTACCGTGAGCAGCCACCACATAGTTGAGGGCTTGGTCGTGGCGCTCTTCATCCAGTTGATTGCTCTTGAGGGCCTCCACAACACCGGCAGTCGCTGGCAGTTCCTTTTCCAGACCTTGCTGGAGGAACTCGCGGACCGGTAGCTCCAGGTGGCGAAGGCCGAGGGCACGACGAATCGCATCCTCGGAACCCTCAACCAGCTTACCAGCTTGAACAGCTACTGGGGTCCACTTACGTTTACGGGCAATGACTTGGGCATAGGGGGACAGGGTATTCATTCTCCGCAGGGGATACAGGGCTCATCAATTGGTTTAACTTTAGGACAACCACAATCAGGATCCACATCCTCCTCAAAGGAGAACAGTTCCTTGTAGTCATCATCCAGGGCAGCCAGGGCATCATCCTTGGCTTGGGTATCAGGCATTACCTGAAGAGCGTAATAGAGGGAAGTCTGTGGCGAGGTCAGCCAATTATCCAGGAACAGTTCGTCGTAGGTAACGACATCGCTCCAGCTGTTGAACGAATATCCGTGGAACAGGCGTGTGTTATGGAAGAGTCGAACAATACCATCGGCCACACGTTTGTAATCGTCCCAACCTACCTCCGCAGCAATCTCACAATCTGATGGGTAATCATACGACTGAACCCCAAACGTCCCCGAATCACGATCAATGTGACGGC